GGAACAGGGTCAGCATCCCATCCTCATGGGCCACAGAAACGACCGCAGGGGCCTCCGGGTCGCCGTAGGTCACAACCGCCCGCGAACCCTCGACTTGCGCCTGTACGCCGTCCGGAAGGTCACCCAGAGCGATCCTCACAGCGCCACCGCCGACAGCGCGCCCACGTTGCTCACGACAACCTCAAACCGGGAGCCGTTCGGGGACGACAGGATCAACTTTTCCTCGCCCGCGATCTCCACGTTCTGCCCCAGCTTGCGGTTGGCGGCGTCCTGCGTGTCCAGCGTGGTGCGAAGACGATCCTGGTCCTCGCGGGTGTAGGCCAGCGGCGCGCGAACAAGGCTCATCGTCCGCTCCCCGGCTTCACGTCGAACCGAATCCGGCCCATCTGGAAGTCAACGTCCGCGTCGCCCGTGTAGGTGACCGCCACCTTGCGGGCTGAAAAGCGCAGGTCGGTCTTTGCTGTGGCCGTCACCGCCGCGACCGTCGTGGCCGAGTCCATCGGGTAGTCAGCGACCGAGAACGACACCGCGAGCGAGCCTAGCGTGGCTTCGTCGGGGACGTAGGCGTGAACCTCCATCGTCCGATCACCCTCGCCAAGTTCAACCGGGCCTGACGTGGCGAACGGCTGGCGCGCATCTTTCAGGTTCCCGGTTTCGTGCGAATAGACATAGCCGTCATTGCCAACCAGTTGCGGGTCCGACAGCGGCGCTCGGTCAATCCCGCAAAGCCGGGACAGCGCCCCGATCATCCATGTGTTTTCGCGGTAGTTGAACGCGACGTAGCGATCTACCTCAGTCGAACCCGAGGAGGGGTAGTGCCACCACACTTCGCCCCAGAGCGAGTTGTGCCAGCCGTTGACCTTGCTGATCTGCGTCCGGTTCAGGTCGTTGAAAACGTAGTCCTTGACCTCGCACGGCACCGCATCGACGTAGCCGTTGTAGCGCCAGAAGTCGTTGACTCCGAACCAGAACACCTGCCCGTTAGCCGCCACGACCGGCGAGCCTTTCGACGCCACGCCACAGCCGGTTTCCAGCCGATCAAACGAATAGACCAGCGGCAGGCCCACATAAGTCGCCCGATGCACGTCAACGTCCGTCCAGATCAGGTAAGCGCCCGTGACACGGCGAGCGCATTGCAGCCCGCCGTTCGTCTGAAGCCGCTTTCCGCCCGCCAGATTGGTAGCGGAGGGCGTCCAGTCGGTGTTGTCCTCCGCGTCGCACCAATCGACCGCGCGGGGGTCATCATTAGCCCCTAGCGCGAACATGATCCGCTCGTCCGTCACCAGAATGGCGTTAGCTGTGGGAGCGCCGGAGATAGCCGCCGCATCAACCGCCGTGTCGAGCGGCCACTCGTAGATGACAGTCCCCATCGTGCCGACCAGGTACTCGCCCCAGGTATCGAGCGACCACACCGAGGCGGGGATGATGTTGGTCGAGGTCAGGCGCGGCGTTCCGTACAGGCCAGCGCCGTAAACGCCCTCACCGTAGCCGCCACCGATCACCGCATCCGCCCTGCCCGAGACAAAGCCGGAAGGCGTGATGTCAGACACAGCCCCGGAGCGCGACACGGCATAAAGGCCCGTGTGCGTCCCTACGCCGGTCCAGACGGTGTTAGAGTTGGACAGCCACGAAACGATTGCGCGAGCCTTGCCGGACACAGCCGTCAGCGACCGTGCAACCCAGCCGCCAATCGGTCCCGACGTTCCGCCATGCCAGCGCCACAGGTCCGCGCTGTAGAACCGGCCTCGCGACTGGTAGTTGGTGCCCTGCCGGTAAACGCCCGGAGGAACCTCAAGCGCGATGAGGGCCATTAGAGCTTGATAACCGCCAGCGCAGCAACGTTACGGGGCCGGGTTTCCGTGCCGCCCGTCGAGCCGGTGTTATACGATGAGATCGACTCGCCCCCACCCAACGTGCCGGTTGTGGTCGCGCCCTGGCCGCCCTCGCCAGACGCAACCGGGGGCGACACCGAGTGAGTGTGCGCCTCAAGCTCGGCAGCCTGCGCCGAACCGAGGCGGCGAGACGTGTCCACGCCCCGGCTGTCGTCCAGACCGCGCAGGAACTCACCGCGAGCATCAGGGACCGTCAGGCGCTTGTTTGCGGCATAGTCAGCAGCAGCGTTAGCGCCACGGGTCGAACCAGCGCCCGCACTGTCCAGAATGGGTGAGTCGGTCGCGTTCAAGTCCCACAGCAGGGCAAACAGCGCCGCCGTGTCCGCATTGGCGCGCGTCGCCCCGGATGAGGCGTTGCCGACCGTTCCGCCGTTCATCTTGACCCAACCCGAGGGCGCGGTCGAGTACAGGCCGAACTTGATGTCGCCCGTGTGGACGTAGTTGGTCTCAACCGCCGTGACGCGGGCAATGGTCGCCGTCTGCTCTGTCTCTTCGGCGTTCATCAGGGTCGCCAGCGCGTCCAGATCGACCTTGATCTTGGCCAGCGCGCCGACGTTGATCTCGGTGCCCCAAACGTCCGCGTCAGCACCAACCGTGGGGGTCGCGCCGTCATAGGTGATGGTTACCGGCATTAGCCCCTCGTTATGTCGTAGCCGTGCGCGCGGGACAGGCTCGCCATCCCATCCATGCGCAGGCGAGTTGTCGGGCGCGGGTCCAGCCCGTTGATTTCGGCAATGATCTGGTCGCGGCGGGCCTGCCACATCGGCAACCGCTCATCGTCGCGAAGGTAGGGGGCGCTCTCGCAGAGGGCCGCGTACAGATAGGCGTCAGGATGCTCACACAGCAGCCAGTTGGTCCGCGACGCCGCCGTAAGCTTGCAGAAGCCCTGCCTGTAGCGAAGGCGCATCGGATAGGATCGGTCAGGCGTCGGAGCGAACAGGAGCTGCGTTCCGACGATGGTGTAAAAGCGCGGCTCGCCCGTGCCGAGATCAAGGTCATCAAAGGCGTCAGGCGTGACGTACTCCACCCGGCTCACCGGGTCAGTGATGGTCAGCGACAGAACCTCGCGCATATCGGACGGAACGCCCGCGCTCTCGTCCTCAAGGTCAAAATCCATCGTCTGCTGCTGCCGGCGCACCTTCAGGCGGCGGAACATGACCGCCTCGCCCAAGGAGACGAAATCCGGGATTACAGCCGTAAGGTTGGTCTTGTTGAGCGTCGCGGCGATGGTCGCCAGCAACGTCGTGTAGGTCCAGTCAGCCAAGCGTTTGTCCTCCCGCGAACGAGAACGGGGCGGCCCGTTAAGACCGCCCCGCCACGCTTAGTTGTTGTGCAGACGCGCCGCGAGTTGGGCGCGCAGCGTCTTGTAGCCGTAGAGGACATCGAGACGAGCCGGGAACTTGTCGTTGTTGATGTCGTACTGGCGGATGATCCGCATCGAGATGCCGTCCAGAACCTCGCGAGCGGCGAAGTCCACACCCTTGGGCATGACCAAGTCGGCGGTGGCGAATGCGAAGGCGTCCTTCTGGTACAGCAGCGACGTTCCCACGGCGGTCGAAGCGGTGCCGAGGAAGGTGATCGCGGCGTTGTCAGCCGGAAGCGCGTTGATGTTCTGACGCGCGCCGGTCGAAACGAACGACGGGGAGACGGTCCAGGTGTTGGCGCCCGAGGTCGCAGCCGCCGTGACGACGAACTGCTGGAGGATGCCGGTCGAAACCTTCGTCTCCGGGTGAACGCTGAACACGTTGGCGATGGTGAACACGTCGCCCTGCACGATAGCGCCGGTGCCGGTGTCCACAGTGATAGTCGAGTCGCCAGAGGCCACGGTGTCGTTGACCAGATAGCTGGCCCCGGCCCCGCGCGTGTGAGCGGCCCACATGGTGTTCTCGACGTAGTCGAATCCGCCCTGACGACCGACGTAGCCCTCCTTGTACTGCTTGGCGATCTCCGCGTTCGGGTTGAACAGGGTCGAGCCAGCGGTGACGATGTCCTGCATGTCCTGAACGTTCAGGTTGGCAGTCCGGTCGTTGCTCGGGGCCAGCGCCCGTTGCAGGATCGAACGACCAGCGGCGACCTTAGCCAGCGTGTTGGCCGCGCCGCCGTTCCAGACCGATTGCGCCACGTCCTTGTACATATTCATGGCGTCGGCCTCGATGTTGGCCGCAAGGACCGACATGGCAGGCTCAAGGATGCGCTTCGAGAAGTCGTCCAGCGACAAGGTCAGGTCAACGGACGTGAAGTTCAGGTCAACACCCTTTTGGGTGGCGACTTGCAGCGTCACGCTGGTTTCCGTGGTGTCCTGAGCCGAAAGGGTCGCGCCGGAGCGAACGACGTACTCGTTCGGCAGACGGACCTTGAGGCTGTCGCCGATCTTCGCGCCGGTCTTGGCGAAGCT